TTTAATAATAAAACAACAGAGTTGATATCGGCAATCTCAAGTTGTTTAGATAAACTCGTATATGCTTCGTCTAGTGTTTCGGCACTAACGGTTAATACTTTAGTTTCTAATACTGAGGGTAATTCTTTTAATTTTTCTTGAGTGCTTGAGTCATATCTAAAATAGCCTAATACTCGGTGTTGCCAACGAGTACTGCTTAGTTCAGCAATAGCTACATCATAACCTTGTCGACTATGTATAAATCTACCTTCGTCTACTAGTACGCCTACGTGAGTAGCGGTACCAAAAATTCTAAATAAGATTAGGTCACCAGATTTTGGAGTATCTACAGGTACCCAACCTTCTCTATACTGATTTATTAGTTCTTCTATTCTGGGTGTATCAGTTATGTAGTATTGTTCGGTAAAACTAGGTAATTCAATACCAAATTCTTCCTTATACACTAGGCGTGCCAAGCCCCAGCAATCTACGCCGTTGTGGTCTCGCCCATTGCTTTTGAAAGGTATGCCTATGTATTTATTTGCCCACATTAGAATAATCCTGGAAAATATACTGGTGTAAATGAGTATTGTGGAAATGGTTCTACTTCATAATTTACCATAGATAAAGTTGCAGTAACTCTATCTGCACTATAGGTAAAACCTGTTATATAAAATCCATTAAACTCTGCTTCTACTACATCAGGAGTAGATGATAGCACTAATTCTAATTTAATTTTTGGTTGACCACTAATACTACGAGCAACAGGCATTACATACTGTGTTACATCATAAAATGTAATAGAACACTGTGGTGCTGAATTTTCGGCTTCATCTGGTAAGGTAATATCTACAGGTAAAAATGTGTAGTCAATACTACGACTAGTAACGCCATAAGTTACTTCGTCTGCAGTTTCACTTATGCGCTTAGTAAATCCATCACAAATGCGTAAAACTACTTGCGATGGATTTGCAGGATCATACACAGTAACTAATAATATTAAATCATTTTGTGTTTCTTGTGCAAATACCGATTGTAAGGCACTTGCACTCATTGTGGTTAATCTACTCATGGCAATACTTCAAAAGTTAATCCAACTGTCCAGTACCCTGGCGCAAGATAAGTGTAAGTATATAGCTGACCGTCTTGTGCCGGTACTATTCTGGTTTCTACAATTTGAGCGGTTCTGGGATGTGTAAATCCAAACCTAGCTGTGCCTTTAATAGTATTTTGTATAAAATTTTCAAGAGTAGTAGTTTGAGCTGTAGTCATTATAAAACTAATACTTAGGGTGTTTGGTCTTTTACCCCTAACACGCTGTTTAGCTGGGCCAGCATCGGTCGGAGTTCTAATAATATTTAACCCTCCGGTCTCTGTAAAACCTTTTTGTGGAACTTGTGGAAGTGTTGCTGGCCAAGTATAAGTATATGCCATCGTTATCTCCTAATTAGCTGAGGTGCAAGTCCAAAAGTATTACGCATAGCACGTTGTGAAGTACTACCACTTCTTTGGAATTCCCCAGCACTCATTTCGCCAACTACTACTTCTATTTTACGATTACCACGGCTATCTGTGGTTTCTTTAGTTTCTACAGCCTGACCAGTATAATTATTAATAACTACTTCGGTACTTTGACCACCGCCACGAACGCCAAGATTACCTTGACTATCGCGCTTTAGGGGCATTATAGCTTCTGGACCTGCTTCACCCATTAGGCCTGTGCCACGAGCAAATTTAAATAGTGTAGGACTATCTACTATTTGATTAGTAAACATTCCGCCTTTGGCAAATGCCATGATTCCTTTATTAAAATAATTGCCTTTTGCACTGCCCTGAATTGCACTGCCAAAATATTCAAGTTCTGGAGCAACAGTTGCTGCTTGTGTAGCTCCACCACCTGTAACTGCTGCGGCAAAATTAAGAATACCAGGTCTTGCTGCTTTATACACTTCCATCATTTGTAGCTTAAGCTCATATCTGGTTAAATCAGCAATCAAACTATTAAATAGTTCTTTACCTGCCCATTTTCCTGTTTGCATCCAATTTACCATTGCATCTGCTAAGCTATTAAAACTATTTTCAAATATTTTATCATAAGCTTTTTGACGCTCAGTTAAGTCTTTTTGTGCTTGTAAATTTTTTAATCTGGCATTATAGGTTTCAATTTCACCTCTAATTAATGCAGCATAATAAGATTCAGCAACTTTTTTATCTTGTTCAAGTTGTCCACGACGTTCGGCATCTCCGACCCCTAAGGCAGCAATTTGTCTGTCTAAGTCACGTAGTTTATCTGCCGAAGTGGTTCGTAGATCAAAAACTTTTTTCTCTGCTTCAAATTTAAGTAGTCTTAGATCAAGTACATTTTTTTCATTTGTGTACTCTTGGTCGGTTAGCTTTAATAGATCTCTACGTACATCTAAGTCTTGTAATGCCTGTTGTGTTTGTTGAATATCTAAATCATAGGTTTGTTGAATTCTTTGAGCACGTTGAGTTTCGGTTTCTTGTAGACGATCTAGGCTACGTAGTTCTTTACTAATATTATTAGCTCTGCGAGCTTCTGCATCAGCAGTACTATTAGTTGTATCAAGATTTGCTAGTTTTTGGGTCTTTAATAGTTGTTGTACGGCTAGTTCATTATTAGCAGAAGTAATAATACGATTATAAGTTTCTAATTCTTGACCAGTGGCGGTGACTCTTTGTGCTGCTGCAAAATCACGTACTACTGTAATTTTAGCAATTTCACGTTCATAGCCTAATTCCGCTTGTCTTCTTTCTAAAGCCCTTTGCTCTTGTTGGCGTCGAATTTGTTCATCTTGAATTGCTTGTGGTGTGGCTCCACTAATTGTTAAAGCCTCTATTGCTGTAGCGGTTTCAGCTTTATAATTTTCAACTGCTTGTGAAGCAGTCTGTATTTGCCTATCAAATGCTGCTTGACTTGTATCAACTATTCGTTTTAATTCTACCCCTACAATTTCCATATTTAGAGCGGCTAAATCTTTTCTAAATTCTGCTGTGTTTGCTAAAATACTTAAAGTACTTGGAGATATTGCTTGATCAAAAGCTGCCATGCCCACTCCAGCAGGACCTTTTGAAGCTTTAAAACTATCAGGATCTTTAAGAGCGCGTAAATTTTGTTGTAATTCTATACGACTTGCTTCTAGATTTTGAAGTTTAATAGCTACTCCAGGATCCCCCTCCAAAGACATTTGTCCTAATTTTCTTTCTTCTCGATCTAGCAATAATAATTCATTAGTAATACGTAATTTATCATTACTTATGGTAAGTTCACGTAATCTTTCTAATTCTCGTTTACGAATTTCAATTCCTTGTTTTTCTAAATCTGCTAATATATTAATTGTTTCTGGCGTTTTTGGTAGATAACTAAGAATGTTTTTTTGCAATTCTATAGTTAATTTTTTACCACTAAGGGCTACACCTTCTTCAATAACTTTTACGGCTGTATAAGACGTTTCAACTAAAGCTTGTTTAAATATTTCTACAACTGCGCGTATCTGCTGTTTAGCAGAATAAATAATTTTTGCTCCTTCAGAAATCAATGCTTCATCTTCTATATTTGTTACAAGGGCTCCACGAGCTCTGTTAAATTGACCTAGTTTTCCAACTCCAGAAGCATCTTTACTTGTCGTAGTACCTGCTGCTTGAATCCTTTCTCCGGCTTTAATTACTTCTTGTAATTGTTGTACTTGATTAACTGTTTGTCGCGCTATTTCTTGTGTGGCTGCTGGTAATGAGCGTATTAGTGCTGGATTTTTAGCTAAATCATTAAGTATTCCTGCTTGATTAGTAGCATCTTGAAATGCTTTAACCATTGTATTAGCAACTTTATTTAAATTTAAAGCATATTTAGTAAAGGGGTCTTGAGCTACAAAAGTATTCGATAATTCTTGAAAACTTTTGTCTAGTGTTTGTAGTTCTTCTTTTAAATTTTGAAGCGGTTGTGCTGCGTTTTTACTGGCTTCTCTTATATTATTTATTTTAGTAGCTATAGCACCACTAGTTTTTAGTAAATCTTTAGGAGTAAGATCTCTTAGGGCTTCTGCTACAGTTTTAATATCAAGTACTGCTTTAGGGTCTATTTTTAGTAAATCTTTAAAACTTTTTTCGGCTTCTGCTTTAGTTTCAGGGTCTGAAATAACTTTTAGACCTTCAACAATTGCTGGTGCAAATTCTTGAATAAATTTGCTTTTTAAATCTTGACCTATAATTACAAGAACACTATCTACAACTTTATTCCAAATACCAGCGGCTTGATCAGCTGCCAGTAAATCATTAGATACTTTATTTACACTAGTAGCTAAAGTATCTAGTGCATTTGATTTTGCTACTATACTTTGAATACTTAGTTCATTTTCGAACAATTTAGCAGTATTAGTAGCTGTTTTAGTAGATTCTTGTAGTGTATTTAGACTTTGATTAAGAACTTCTACTTCTTTACTATTTTTATCAAATACTGCGTTTAATACTTGATACCCACTAATTATTAAACCTATCCATCCTAAAAATCTAGTAAATACTGTTACTAATCTACTTACTCCTTCTGCGGCAATTACACCAGCTGAACCAATTGCTGTTAATGTACCAGCAACTACACCAAGACGTTTATCGTAAATATCGCTAGCCGCTTGTTTGGTTGCAGCTCCTAATCCTACTTCTTGTGCTGTTTTACTAACTTCTTGTACAGTTAGTCTACCTTCAGCACTCCGTCTAGCTGTTTCTGCCCGTGAAGCAGCTACACCAGCTGCAGTAAACATTCCTGGTTTCTTTTCTTGTAGTCTAATAGATTCTTTATCTATATCTAAAATATCTTGGTTTATTTTTTTAAGCTGCCCGAGTCTTTGAGCAATATCTCCATAAATTGCAGGCTTTTTACTTTCTAAATAAGCTATATCTTTTGCTGTAACTGCTTCGATACCTTGAACTTTTGATCTATCTAGTATTTCTCTAGTACGACGATCTAATCGTTTTCTAGATACTGCTTCTATTGCCTCTAGTTCTTTATTTTTTATATCTTCTATTTTTTCTTTTTCAAAAGTAGCTCTACTAGCAATTGCAGCTATGCGTTTTTGTTCATTAGCTTTAGCGATATCAGAAATTTTAGTATAACGCTCTAGGGCTGTATTAGCTGATGTTTCTAGTGCTTTATTATACTGTCCTACAATAGGAATTACTC